ATGCCAGAATATAGTTATATGTGCGAAGGCTGTGGACATAAATGGACAGTATTTCGCCACATGTCAGAATATAAGTCAAAGGAAGAATGCCCTGAGTGCGCAGAAATAGAAAGTGTGTACAGGGATTTTGAAGAGGATAATATCTACGGGGGCTATAACTATTCATTATCTGAGACCAAGACTCTTGGACATTACGCTGACAAGCAAAGCCAGAAGTATGGGAAGTGGAAGTGCGAGGATATGAAAAGAGACTTCAAGACCAAGAAAACTCAAGGTGGTGGAGATCTCCCAACAGGTATGAGCAGAATGGAGAAGCCACAAGGTGGCGTACAGTGGACAAAAGACCAACCAAAGAAGAAGAAAAGAAAGAGGAATAAATGAGCGAATTTAAAATACATCCGGATAAAGAGTCGGAGCGTGACTCAACAAAATCCGCAGATAATGAGACTCTATTGTATACATTCTATGGCAAGCATGAGTGGCTTGATGATGATGGCTTTCCAAGATTATCAAATGATTCTTTTGATCCATCCCAAGTTCATGCAAAGATTCTAGATACAGGATCAAGAAAAAAGTATTACATTAGGACAGGGAAATATGGTAAGCCTTTTAATCCTATTGGACTATACAGCGAAGGTACTGAATATAAGCAAAGAAACCACACAGGAAAGCCCGAGTGGGAGCTTAAGTCTGTCGCTAAAAAAGCGTTTGGGTTGTATATAAATTTTCTAAAAACAAAAAACATTGCTTGGTTGCGTAATGCAGAAAGAGAGTTATAAAATGGGTAAGTTGTCCAAAGCTAAAAAAATTACAGAAACTGAAAAGTTTTGTATCGAAGGTATGTTGAATAATGGAATGTCAACAGAAGAAGCAGCAAAGGCTCTCGGAAGACCTGTAGAGGCTATTGAAGATCTGGTAAATGAATATGAGCAAGATCCGGGTCCAATGACAATCAATGAAACAGCTTCTGGCAATCGTGGAGTTACAGTCATGACAGAGGCAGGTTCTTACAGGGTAGACCAAGCCCGAGAGAACCATAAAAATTCATCAAACGACAATAAAAAAACTCAAGGCACTATACACAAAATTCATGAGTAAAAAAAGGACGGAAAAGAGTAAATATCCATCTAGATATTCTCCAGACGGATGGGTATCTGCTCCTCAGTATATAACTGAGTTTGTTTGCGAGAAGAAAGCTCGGAAAGACAACAAGGAACTTCCCATAAAGTTTTGGGAGATATCGGAATGGAGAAAGTACTTTCGCTATCAAATAACATTAGCGAATAAACTTCTAAAGGACTTCCCAGAAGAGGCTATCATAGCTGCTCTTAAAGATAATAGATGTTGGAAGACATATTCTCTAAGATCACCTTTTCTTCACAGTATAATTAAAGAGAAGGAAGCTCTTATTCAGGAAAGAGAATCTGTAGATTATAATGTAGTAGAGTCAAAAGAAGTCAAGCACAAAACTAACAATAATAAGAAATCAATTATATCAAAACTGAGGGAACTCGATGAATAAAGATATTATCAAAGAATATGGCGATGTCCTTCATGATGCAAGCTCTATAACAGAAAAGCCCCTTGAAGTTATTTCTGTTGGTCCTAAGTTAGACATGGCTCTGGGTGGAGGCGTGCCTGAAGGATCTCTGTTTATTATGACAGGGCCAGAAAAAGTAGGCAAGACCGTAACGGCGTTGAGTTTTTGTGCTAATGCACAGAAGCATTATGAGAGAGAAGTATATTACGCCAACATAGAAGGCCGTTTGAAAAAGCGAGACTTGCAAGGTATTACGGATTTAAGTTTAGATCCAGAACTGATGCAGATCATAGGCTCTACTGAGGGAAACATATTATCCGCCGAGAAGTATCTAAGCATTGTTGATAATATAGTCCATACAAAACCCGGAGCAATAACTGTAGTTGATTCCTTCTCTGCTCTGTCTAGTGAGTCTGAACTTACAGGGAACTTAGAAGATGTTCAAGTGATGAGCGTGCAGAAAATTCTAGCTAAGTTCTGTCGGCGCATCTCTAATGTCTTGCCTATTAACAGAGTCACTGTTGTCGGAATAACTCACCTAATGGCTAACGTACAGAGGTTTGGAAGGGGAAAGACTAAGATTGAAAAGTCTGGAAGCGCTCTAAAGTATCAAGTAGATGTTAAACTTCATGCAACTCACTCAGTACCGCTAATGCAGGGTGATACACAAATTGGACAAACTATTCATTGGCAAATAATGACCTCTGCTATTGGCCCTCCGGGACAGAAGGTTGAGAGTCATATTAGATATGGCAAAGGAATTTGGAAAGAGATGGAGATAGCAGACCTACTAATTGATTTTGGCCTTATTACTAAGGCGGGTGCTTGGTTAAAGCTTCCTAATGGTGAGAAAATTCAAGGAAAAGTTAAACTAGCTCAGTATCTAGAGGAAAACCCCGACCAGTATCAAACCTTTAGAGACGAAGTGTTTTCTATGGTTGGGCTAAATGAAGACTAGAGGACTTGACGGACAGATACATAACTGGAAGCTTCATGGGTATGTTGTTAGAGCTAGCGAAAGCAGACCTCGATCCAAGCTACACTTGAAAGCTAGGACTATTCTAAAGGATATTTTTCCAACAGTTCAAATTCTTGAAGAAGTAGCTGCGCCTATAACTAGAACTGAGAAGCTTTTTTTTGACTTCTATCTAAACACAGTTAAACTTGTTGTCGAAGTTCATGGACAGCAGCATTATAAATTCAATACGCTATTTCATGCTTCTGCGCAAGATTTTGCAAATCAAAGAAAAAGAGACCGGCGAAAAGCAGAATGGTGCGAGTATAATAATATAACGTATATTGAATTACCTTATAACGAGGATGAGGATCAATGGAGATTCCGAATAAACCAAAGGAACGACTAGATCAAATAGATAAAGTCTTAGATGAATATGAGTCAAGCTTAGGATTGGCCTCGTATGCTGGAGACTTTCACGATCAGTCTGTTAAGCAATATATGAATATGCCAAGACAGCAGATGGAGAAGCTTACGGTAGATGAGTGCGCTGAAGCGGCTTTATTGCTTGGTGGTTTTTCTTTCTATCTACAAAGGTCTTACAATAGAGAAGTAGCGCGTGTTAATTGGGCGTCCTCTAACCTTAAAAGAATGATGTCCGGTAGAGAAGCACAGTATAAGGGATCATGGGACAGTCAGTACTACCAAGCGATTAGAGAAGACGGATATGCCTGCAAGCTTGAAAGTATCAAAACATATGCACAGCAAAGAGCAGATAGACTAACATATCTAGCAAGCTCAGTTAAAAACCTAAGTGACTTATTTGTTAACCTCCAGAGAGCAAAGATAAGTAGAGTATGAGTAAAGAAGAACTAAAAAAGATTTTAAAGAACATGTCCAAAGAAGATTTAATGGACGTTATTGTAGAGATGCAATCGGAAGATAGCAATGAGCCTACTCATAAAATTAATAAGTCAAAGAAGAAAAACAGAAGAGGAAAGGGCAGTAGAAAAAGAAAGTCTCATTCAACTAAAGTTTTTGGCAACGACAAAGGAGATAATGCAAGAAGTGGAAGAATAGATACTTCTGGAGGAAGGCCTAACAAGTTCTTAGAAATTATGGAAAACATGACATTGTCAGCTTCTGAAATTCAAGAGCTAGAAGAGGCAGGAAAGTCTGACAGTGCAAACGAGAAAGCTAGAAAGAGCCCTCGCACTAGAAGAGCTAGTTCTAAAATTAATGTGACATGTAGAATATGTGGAGTGCAAGAAACTGTATCTCCCGCTTTGGTAACTGACATGTCAAGATACATGTGCAATAATTGCTGTACGAGGAAATAAATGATTTTACAAGACTTACCTGCGGAAAGGGCTATTCTGGCTGGAATTTTTCGCTACGGCTCTGAAGCGTTCTTTGACATAGCTGATATTATTGATGAGGGTAGCTTTACTCTTGAATCAAATATGTCTATATATTGCTGTATTAAACATATATTAGACAAAGACGACTCAGCAAAGCCAGACATTCCGCTGGTATTATCTGCTGCTAAAGAGATTGGCCTTAGTGACTTTTTCAATAACCAAGAAGTTTCACACTTGTCTTCAATCATTAAGTTTCCAGTCTTGTTGTCTAATGTTAGAGGGTTTGCCGCTAAGATTAGGAAGCTACAGATCGCTCGCATGATGTATGACCAGCTGGAATTGACGAAGGAAAAATATACTGAAGTTAAAGGCGACGAACCGATTTCTCAAATATTAGGCATAGCCGAAGAATCTATATTTGATTTTACTTCTATCCTATCAGACTCAGACGAGGCTCCAAGCAAAATGTTTGAGGATGTTGAAGAATATCTTACAGAGCTAGCAGAAGACCCCGTAGACCAGATAGGTATCGCTACAGGCTTTAGTAGATATGACTTTGCGATAGGGGGCGGATTAAGAAGAGGTACTGTAAATGTGATTGGGGCTCGACCAAAGACGGGTAAGACTTTATTGGCCGACAATATGGGTGTCCACATAGCTCGTCAAGGTATCCCTGTTCTTAACTTAGATACTGAAATGCGTAAGGAAGATCATCAGAATAGGCTAATGGCTATGCTTGCTGGTGTTGAAATAAATGATATTGAGACTGGATCTTTTGCTAAGAGTCATCTTAAACACGAAAAGGTGATGAGTGCCGCTAATGAAATGAAGGACATTCCATACTACTTCAAGTCTATTGGAGGAATGTCTTTTGAGGATCAAGTTTCTATTATGCGAAGATGGCTCGCCAAAGTGGTGGGTATAAATGATAAAGGCAGAGCTAATGATTGCGTTATTATATATGATTATTTAAAGTTAATGGATTCTGCTGAGATCAGAGGAGATATGAAAGAGTTTCAGGTTCTGGGCTTTATGATGACTGCCCTTCACAACTTTGCACTTAGATATGAAGTTCCAATTCTTTCTTTTGTGCAACTGAATAGGGATGGGATCAATAAAGAAACCACCGACACCGCCTCTGGCTCGGACAGGATCATTTGGCTTTGTTCTAACTTTAGTATTTACAAGCACAAGTCAGACGAAGAAATCGCAAAGGACGGCCCTGAGAATGGGAATAGGAAACTCGTGCCTGTTATTGCAAGACACGGGGAAGGACTTCAAGACAAAGACTACATAAACATTATGATGAATGGAGCTTATGCTCAGATCACTGAAGGTAAAACAGCATTTGAATTAGAGGATAACATTTACGAAGATGAACCAGAAGAATACTCAGCCTCAGAAGACATCCCATTCGTATAAGTATGGGGACTATGGAAAGTTAAAGCAGTTATCTTCCCTTGCGGCTCAACATATTGATCAGCTGTATGAATATTTCGGAATAAAAACCGGATATAAGAATGAGATACTAATAAAATCTTGCTGCCCTATTCATGGGGGCGACAATCCAACAGCACTTAATATGTATTATAATGGAGATTATAAAGTTCATTATAAGTGTCGCACACACCAGTGCGAAGAGATATTCGGCAATAGCCTCATACACTTTATAAGAGGCTGTCTTTCTAGGTTCAAATATAATTGGGAAAAGGAAGGAGACAAAGAAGCCAACTTCACTGAAGCCGTAGAGTTTCTACTTTCATTCTTAAAACAAGACTTTGATCAGTTAAAAAGCGAAACCGTCAACATAGAGAAAATGAAATTTGGCAGTTTAGTAAACTCCATATCCTCCAAGAAGGCCAGAGGACTTGGTATAACACAAGATCAGTATCGTGGAAAGCTAGAAGTCCCAGCCAAATACTATGTGGACAGGGGCTTTGATCGTTCAATTTTAGAAGAGTATGATGTAGGCTACTGCGATACTCCCGGCAAGCCGATGTATCAAAGGGCTGTCGTGCCTATATACGACAATGATCATAAGTATATAGTCGGTTGCACTGGAAGAAGTATATTTAAAAAATGCAACAAATGCAATAACTATCATAATCCTAATCAAAAGTGCAGACACTTTCCTAAATGGCTACACAGCAAAGGCTTCCAAAAGGAAAAGTGGTTGTATAATTACTGGAAGGCAAAGGATTATATTTTAGATACCGGAGTTGCAATTTTAGTTGAGTCTCCCGGCAATGTATGGAGACTTGCTGAAGCTGGAATTCACAATGCCGTTGCTATATTTGGAACCGCCTTTAACAATGACCAAAAACATTTATTAGATGAGTCTGGCGCTCTATCTATAATTTGCTTGATGGACAATGACGATGCAGGAAAGAAGGCTGCAGAGAAAATAGAAGAGGTCTGCGGTAGACTTTATAGACTATACTTTCCGAATTTTAGCGCAAATGATGTTGCTGATCTAAATGTAGACAGTGTTACATCTGATATTAAACCTTTTATACAACAAGCAATGGACGTTTATAAGGAGATTTAAATGCCACATAAAGAAAATGCTATTGATTATTTAATCAAGAAGGCGCTCACGGACAAAGCAAAGGCTGAGCTGTCTTTAGAATTATTACTAGAAAAAGCTGTCGGAATTGGCGACCACTCTACTGGAGATTTCTACGAGAACTTAGACGAGGCTCTAGATACTTTAGTAGACGCTATTGACCGACTAGAAGTTATTGAAAAGTATTACGGAGCTAAATAATGACCCAAATAGTTGGATTCGCAGGAAAGAAACAAAGCGGAAAGAATACAGCATGTAATTTTGTTGTCGCTATAAAGCTGGCAGAGCTGGCAATTTGTCGAGCATCTAGAATAACAGACGATGGATTTATTGAAGTTAGCGACATCTTCGGAGAGAATCCAAGCGGTAAAGAATTTTTTAGTTTTGATGAGCCCTATGTTGATGTGCAGGCTCTTTTTGATAATGAGCTGGGAGACTTCGTCAAGGTGTATGCGTTGGCCGATACTCTAAAAGAGATGGCAATTAGTATTCTAGGTTTAAAAGAAGAG